TACGGGCAAAAGTGGAGTTCTGGCCCTGGTCACCGCGAAGCACCGCTAGCACGTCCGTAAACGGGTGACGCGTCCGTAAACATCGGTGCATGGACACTTGCCGATGGTGTGGGAATCCGCTGACGCAGAAGCACACCGGGCGCCCACGCGTCTGGTGTGACGATGCATGCCGCAAGGCGCATGAGCGCGCGTTTCCACGCATCACGAACGACCTGGAACCGCTACCATCGCCAGCACCGCTACGGCGCATGCCGCCAGAGGACCGGCTGGCGCTCATCATCAGCGAGCTCCGTTCGCACAACTGCGAGCTGTCCGTGATGACGCGTGAGCTGAACGCTGGACTCGCGTGGCGCGCCGATGCCCTCGCTGAGGCGATCAGTGACGCGCTAGATCAATCGTTCGGAGGTCTGATCTGATGGCGAAAGGCCGTCCCGCGAAGATCGGCAAGAAGGCTGACGAGCGCGACTCGCGCGCGCTGGCATTACCACCGACGCCGCAGATAGCGATACCTCCGATGCCGCCTACGCTCCCGCCGGAAGCACAGGAGGCGTGGGACATCGTGTGCTCTGGCCTACCAGGGCTGGTCATCTCAGACATCGGCGATATCGAGATCTGCGTCATGTCGCTGCACGAGTACCGCTCGATCTCAGCGCTCCTTGCCGAACACGGATACACTCGAACGATCACGAACGAGGATACAGGCGAGGAGCACATGATCGTGCCGGAGGCCATCACCCGCTTGCACCGCATGAGGGCCACGGCTGCGAACACCTACCGCTATCATGCCGACCGCCTCGGCTTGTCACGCATGGCGCGCGCAAGGTTGAACCTGCTTGACATCGCAGGCAAGAGCGAGTTGACCAGCCTAGCAGAGCGCGTACGGGCTCTCGCGGAGTCGTCATGAACGTTCCGGCCATCACCGATGAGGGTCGCCGCAAAGCCGAGGAGACGCGTGCCTTCTTCGAGGGTTGGCTGACGCTCCGCAAGGACAAGTGGGCAGGAAAGCCGTTCGTGCTCGAGGACTGGATATACGAAGACTTCATACTGCCGCTCTATGGCACGCTCAAACCGGACGGCACGCGGTGGTACGACCGGGCGATGCTCGGCATCCCGCGCTGGAACGGCAAATCGCAGACCGTCGCGGGGCTCTCTGCAAGGCATCTCTACCTCGAGCCTGTCCCGGATGGCGAGATGTACGCGGTCGCGACGACCATACCGCAGGCGAACATCGTCCGAGGCATGGTCAAGGGCATGGTGAACGCCAACCGCGAGCTTCGCGCCATGACGGAGATCTACCGCAACGAGCTCATCGTCAAGGAGAGCGGATGCGTGTTCCGCTCGCTCGCCCACGACGCCGACACCGCGCAGGGGTTCCATCCGTCGTTCGCTGCGATGGACGAGATCCACGTGTACAAGGACATGCGCATGATCGACGCCATGCTCTCGGGCATGGTGGGCGCCTCGGAGCCCTTGATGGTCGCGATAACCACTGCTGGAGATGCCGAGCGCGGCGCGTGGTGGGACCTCCGCAACGAGTGGGAAGCCGACCCGCACGCGCTCGTGGTCTGGTACGGAGCCTCGCACGATGACGACCCTACCGACCCGAAGGTGTGGCGCAAGGCCAATCCGGCGTCATGGATAACCGATGAGAAGCTCCAAAGCGCGTACCGCCGTCTGCCGCTCACGTCGTTCATGCGCTACCACCTCAACCTCGCTCCTGGCATAGGACAGTACCCGTCCGCCATCCCATCGGACGTGTGGATGAGCGAGGCGAACACGCGCCAGCCGCAGTTCGACCCGTCGCTGCCGTCGGTGATGGCTGTCGATGCGGCTGACAAGCGCGACCGCACGGCCTTCACGGTCATACAGATCGACAAGGCCGGTGACTACAACATCTGGTGCGACGTGCGCTTCAACGACCGCGAGCGCGAGTACGCCGACTACCTGACGCTCGAGGCCGACATCAGGGCCGCGGTCATCGAGAAGAACATCAAGCGCATCGGCTTCGACCGTCGGCAGATGGCCAGGACGATGGCACAGCTCGAGGACGAGCGATACCCGGTGGAAGAGGTCAACCAGGGCAACGAGCTCATGTGCAACGCGTCGCAGTTCCTGTTCGACCTCGCGGCCACCGGCAGGCTTCGCCACGGCGGCGACCCCACGCTCGCGCAGCATATCGCAAGCGCCGCAGCATACGAGCGGCCTCCCTACGGCTGGCGCTTCGCGAAGGCCGACCGCAAAGACCCTCACTGCAAGATCGACGCTGCGGTCTCAACGGCTATGGCGGCGTGGATGGCGCAGGCCACACCGGTTCCTTCGTTCGCCGAGACCGGAATCTACTCCATCCAGCTGTGAGTGACGCACCCGTGACGATACCGACAACGACTGCGCGGAAGGACGACGCATGAATCTGAACCCGTTCCGGCGTAAGGACGAGACGCGCGCGCTTGAGACCTCATCGCTGCTATACCAGGCGTGGCTTGCAAGTTGGGCGAATGTGACTTCGAGCGGAGCGAGCATATCGGCCGACTCAGCGATGGCTAATGTAGCGGTCCTCGCATGTGTCATCGTGCGCTCTGAGACTGTCGCATCGCTGCCTGTCGGCGTGTTCCGCAAGGACGGCGACACGCGAATCCAGCAGGGCGACCACCCGGCAGACAGGCTCCTATCGAATCGGCCGAACGAGTTCCTTACCGGACCCGAGTTCTGGCGTTGGAAGCAGATCACGGAGGACCTCACAGGCAACGCATATGTCCGGGTCGAGCGGCTCAACGGCCGAATAGTCAACCTATGGCCGCTCACTGGTGAGAAGCCGAAGGCGGTCACGGCAAACGGCCGTCTGGTCTATCGGTATCGGGGCGACACGTTTACTCGTGCCGACGACTACGCATCGCAGGACATCCTGCACTTCAAGGGTCCAGTTGTCGCGAACCCCTATGAGGGTCGTAGTCTCGTCGATCTCACCGCTGAGAACATCGGTCTTGCCATCGACACGGAGCGATTCTTCGGGCGATTCCTCAACAACGGCAATCACTTCCCTCGCCACCTCGAGACGGAGGCAGTGCTGCGCCCCGAGGACATCGAGGCCATAGCCAAGAATATGAAGGCGTTCGCGGGAGTCGACCACGCCGGAGAGATGCGTGTCTTGGATCGAGGGCTTAAGAGCGTTCAGAACAACATGTCGCTCAAGGACGCGGACCTGACAACGCAACAGCGTTGGATACTCGAGCAGGTGTGCCGGACGTGGCGCGTACCGCTTGCGATGGTTCAGGACCTCACGCACGGCACGTACACGAACAGCGAGCAGCAGGATCTGTGGCTCGCCAAGCACACCATCGCTCCGATCGTGCGTAACACAGAGGCCGCCTGTAACGCGAAGCTGTTCTTCGACGATGAGCCCGCGTATGTGAAGTTCAACCTGAATGGGCTCCTTCGAGGTGACTTCAAGACGCGCATGGAGGGCTATGTGGCGGCGACCGGCGGGCCTATCATGCTGCGCTCCGAGGCACGCGCGCTCGAAGACTGGAATCCCGTGGACGGCCTCAGTAAACCGCTCGTGCCGCTCAACATCGCGACACTGCTGGCAGACGGTGCCATCGACCTATCGCTCAAGGATCGCGCGGATGTGGCTGGTGTTCTCGTCAGAGCCGGATACAACGCGGAAGATGCCGCATCCGTCGCAGGGCTACCGCCGCTCAAGTACGAGGACGTGCGCCCGGTCACCGTCACGGCAGACCCGCTCATCGAGGACGCGGCCGAGCGGATACGCACCCGCGCGGCGCAGGATGCGGAGCGCGGCCGTTCGGTGACGGAGACGCGAGACTTCGCTCAGAAGGTGGTCGGCCCACTCGTCGCGGCAGGAATCGTGGACGACCCCGACCGATTCATCGAGGAGGTACTGGCGTGAACGAGTTCGAGACCAGGACGGTCCACGCGGACGAGCTCCGGTTCATCATTGACCAGGAGCGCCCGCGCATCGAGGGTCGCGCGATCGTCTACAACTCACTCTCCGAGGACCTAGGTGGCTGGCGCGAGATCATCGAGCCGGGCGCGGTCGTGCTTGAGGACGACCTGCGTGCGTTGTTCGACCACGACACAAGCATGGTGCTTGGGCGTACGAAGTCAGGCACGCTCGAGGCGCGCGACGACGGCGCGGGAATCGTGATGCTCGCGTACCCGCCCGACACCACTTGGGCGAAGGACCTTCGCACCAGCATGGACCGCGGCGACATCGATCAGATGAGCTTCCGCATGTACGTCGAGGACGAGGACTGGCGGATACAGGACGACGAGGTTGTGCGCTTCGTGAAGCGCGCGCTCATCTCGGAACTCTCCGTCGTATCGATGCCTGCATACGCAGCGACATCGGCAGAGGCACGCGACAAAGCGGCGGCCGTCAGAGATGCCGCACCGATCACCGACAACGCAGTACCGGACGGCGCGTCCGGGTCTGCGCCGGGCACCGAGGGCGGCGCGCCCTCCGTTCAGACCGAGACCGTGTTCGTGGACGGCATCGGGTTCATCCAGACGCAAGGAAAGGAATAGTCATGGATTATCGCAAGATGGAGTCACGCGCCGCCGACCTGCGCGATCAGGTCAAGGCCATCACCGATGGCGGCAAGCAGGTAACAGCCGAGGACCGCGACAAGGTCATGCAGATGGTCGGCGAGGCTAACGCCCTCGATGCCACCGCGCGTGAGCTGCGCGATGCCGAGGTCGAGGAACTGCGTCGCATCGGCGATCACGGCACTCCGCTCGGCACATCCCCGGAGTCGCAGGTGTCCGACGACTTCCGCGCGTACATCACCTCCGGTGAGATTCGCGCGTCGATGAGCACCACGGACGCCAATGGCGGCTACCTCGTGCCCGAGCCTGTCCACGAGGCCATGATCGACAAGGTGTTCAAGGTGTCCCCGATCATGCGCGAGGCCCGCCTCTACAACATGACCGGCGATGTGAAGCTGTACATCCCGAAGAAGACCGCCCACGGCGCTGTCGGTTGGGTCGCAGAGACGGCAACCCGCTCCGAGACGAACGCGCCGACGTTCGGCAACGTCACCCTCGAGGCGTTCGAGCTGTACGCCAACGCTTACGCCACGCAGACGGTGCTCGACACCGTCAACGGAGCCGAGCAGATGATCATCGACGACCTCGCCGGTTCGATCGCCGAGGAAGCCAACGCGAAGTTTGCCGTCGGTACCGGCGCAACGCAGCCGACCGGTGTATGGTCCACCGCCGCGCAGTCGATCTACTCGACATCGCTCTCCGGCACGAACGACCTGCTGGACGCGGCAGGGTTCTTCTCCGCGTACCTCGCGCTGCCTAGCGCCTACCAGGGCAACGCGAAGTGGTACATGAAGCCCGCGTCGCTTGCCGCCGTCGCCCAGCTTGCCTACTCGAGCGCAGTCTCCACCTCCCCGCTGGTCGAGTGGAGGAACGGAGTGGCGTTCATTCTCGGCAAGGAGGTCGTGACCGTCGACGACGCGCCCACCATCGCAAACGGCGCGTTCCCTGCCGCGTACGGTGACATGCAGAAGGCGTACGCGGTTGGCGTCCATCGCAACCTGTCAGTGCTCCGCGACCCGTACAGCGCCAAGCCGTACGTGACGTTCTACAACCTGACGCGCATCGGTGGCGTGCCCACGGACCCGGCGGCACTACTGCTCATGAAGTCCGACGCCTCCTAGTCCCGACGGCGGCCGGACCGTGTAAGCAGTCCGGCCGCCACACCGAGGAGAGAACCATGCGCATCCGGTACACGAAAGACCACGTCGCACAGGCGGCCGGACCGTCCGGCATCGTCACCCGTGAGATCGCGGCAGGAACCGTCGAGGATGTGGCCGATGCATATGCGGCTGTCCTGCTCGCCGGGGAGGTCGCCGAGCCTGCGGGTGATGAGCGGGCGGTCAAGGCGGCCGGCGAGATCGCGGCTAAGAGCCGCAGGAAGAAGGCACAAGCATGACACTCGGACAGAATACGAAGATCACCGAGGCGCTCGCATATGCGAGCGGCACGGCTGATCGCGAGGGCGCGATCATCGACATGGCCGGATTCGAGGGCGTGCTGATCCTGGTACACTCTGCCGCCATCGCGACGGGCGCGACCTACAAGATCAAGGCCCAGCAGGGTGCGGCCGCGGCACTCACCGATGCTGCCGATCTGGCCGGTACGGGCATCACCATCGCTGACACCGAGGACGATACGGTCCACTGGATCGACGTCAAGCCCGTCGAACGGTATGTGCGGCTCGTTGTCGACAAGGACACAGTCAACATCTGCGCGGAGTCTGCCGTCTACATCCAGTACGGCCCGCAGGGAATCCAGACGCCGATCGCGTCGACCGTCGGTGAGACTCACCACCTGCCCGCCGAGGGCACGGCATAGGAGTCTTCACTCCTGCAACCGGGAGGCCGTCACTGCGCGAGCGGTGGCGGCCTCTTCGTGAGTGACACGCGCCGCACGATACGAGCGATGAAGGAGGCAGCATGTCACTCATCCTCGATCCGATCGTCACCGATAGCGGGCACTACTTCACCATCGCTGAGTACCGTGCATGGGACACCGACTTCTCCGACACCGCCGCCTATCCCGACCTCGCAGTCGAGCGGGCGCGCGACTGGGCAGAGCAGCGGTTCGAGAACGCCGCCGGGTGCGCATGGGTGGAGCGGACAGCCACGGAAACGCACATCGGTGACGGCGCCGCGTTCGTGACGCTCTACAACCGCGACATCCGCGCTATCAGCGCGGTGACCGCTGACGGTGTGGCGCTCACCGCAGACGAGCTCGCAGCGCTCATCGTGCATCCGTCCGGGCTCGTGAAGCGTCTGAGCGGATGGGCGCGCGACGTGCTGTACGTGTTCACGTACACGTACGGCCTCACTGCCATCCCTGAGCCGGTGAAGGACGCGGTGATGCTGCTCACGTCATGGAACCTGGTGCCGAACAACCTCCGCTCCAACGCCACCAGCGAGTCCACCGATGTGGGATTCATCCGCCTGTCCCATGCCACCCCAGGCGGCAAGACGGGACTGCTCGAAGTGGACGCTGTGGCGGCCGACTTCGGGCACGCCGGTGCCCCGAAGGTGGGATGACATGCACACCAACCTGCCAGCCATCCAAGATGCGCTCGTGGCCGCTATAGACGCCCAGACCGGCTGCCGCGTGAGCCTCGGTTACCCGCTCAAGGGCACGCTCTCAGAGGACATATGGGTCGGCATCGACGCGCGCGTGAGCGTGACCGATGAGATGACCGGGTACTGCGAGCGCACCGAGTCCGCCGAGGTGCCGGTGTTCGTGTGGGTTGAGAAGCCTGGCACACCGAAGGCGACCCGTGACCGCGCCTTCGCGCTCATGGAAGGCATCGAGGACGCGCTCGCCGCAGACCGCACGCTCGGCGGCATCTGCGAGAGCGCGAGCGTGAGCGGCTTCGAGACCGACTACAGCTACACAGAGAAATCCGTGCAGGTCGGCATCGCAGCGACCATCACAGTGGAGAGCACGGTCGTCTGAGTGACACAGGAGGCAGCATGACATACATGAGGACGTACACCATCACAGAGCACGCGTGGGGCGCCAGGAGCGGCGTCCCCTACGACTACGAGCCTGGCGTCGTCAAGACGGCCGACCCGGCAGAGATACGCGTTCTGGAGCGGCTCGTGAAGCACGGTCACGCTGTCCGCGGGGCCGCGAAGACGAAGGAGAACCAGCATGGCTAGCATCAACAGCGGCAGCATCCGGTTCGGCATCGGCGAGGGCACCGCTGGCGTCCTTGCCACGCAGCCGAAGTACATGTTCGGCGTCGAGGACGGTGACATCCCAGCGACCCCGGCCTTCGACGACGCCCCGCTCACCTGTGGCACCGCTACCAAGACCAACCGCGAGCTGCGGCGCCTGGAGTGGCCGTGGAGCTTCACCACCCGCGCGTACGAGGGAAGCATCGGCCTCATCTTGAAGCACGCGCTCGGCGATGTGGACACGACAGGGACCGCTGATCCGTACACGCACGTGTTCACCCACGCGCGCCCGCTCCCCTCGGGGCTGTCGATCTTCAAGGAGCACAGCGAGGGCGGCCTCGTGCAGGCCGTCCGTGATGCGAAGATCGGCTCGTTGCGCCTGTCGTGGGAAGAGAACGCCCCGCTGGTGGTCGCTGTCAGCAACGGCCAGGCCACGGTCTACTCCGAGCCAATATCGGTGACGCCGACCACAGATGAGACGGGCACGCTCACGTACTTCAAGCCCGTCGGCGGCACGTTCAAGATGGACATCGACGGAACCACGCTCGCGGCCCGCTGCGTGAAGGGCGGGTTCGTCGAGCTCACCAACGCCATCGAAGGCGACTATTGCTCCGGTTCCCTCGAGGCGTCCGATGTCTCCGACAACGCGCACGATGCTTCGGTCGGCATGACGGTCAAGGCCGATGACGCTGAGCTCCAAGCCATCATCACCGCGCTCAGAGCAGGGACCGACCTCTACGGCAGCGTTGAGTTCGTCTTCAAGTACGGCACGCACACGCTCAAGATCGAAGCCAAGCGCGTAGGCTTCATGCCGTACGCAGTCCCAGCGGCCGCCGGTGGCAACGAGGCAGAGGTAGAGCTCGGCGGCGTGTGCTACACGCCGACCGGCGATGACGGCCCCGTGACGATCACGCTCACCAACGCGACCGCGGCCTACTAGACACGGAGAAAACAATGGCGTTCAATTACTTCAAGGTATCGAACCAGGCCGGTGATGAGCGGCTTATCGCGATGTCTCCTGCGATGGGTCCGATCAGCCGCAGGCACCTGGCATCGCTCGAGTACGCGCCGATCGACGTGTTCTACGCGCAGCTATTCGGCTCGGACAAGCCGGACGTGATGTTCGCGATCGCTGACGGTCAGATGAGTGCGGCGGACTTCGACGCCGCTCTCGTGCGATGGCTCGCTGAGTGGGCGCCTGACACCGACGGACCATACGATCAGCACGGGAATCTGATTCAGAGCGGCGAAGCACCCGTTGGTGATGCGGACCCTTTGCCCGAAGCCTAGCCACGCTTGCCATCGAGACGGGGCAGCCGATAGGCGACCTGCTCGATCTGCTCGGAGTCAGCAGGTGTTGGCCGGGCCTCTACGATGCGATTGCAGACATCCAGTCAGATCGCGTGCTGGCAATCGAGGAGGCAGCAGCGAAGCGCCGACGAGAGGTCGCGCTCGCGGAAGCGAAGAAGCGGTACAGGTAGGGGCCATACGGCCCCTACCGTCGTCTAGTGACAGGCACAGCATGATAGCGGCATGGGAAGCTACGACATTACCCTCGACCGTGAACAGCTCAAGCGCCTTCGTGCCGCGTTTCGTGCCGCGCCAGACAGCGTGAGAGACAGGGTACACGTCGCTGCACGAGACTTTGCCAACGAGGTAGCTGGAGCCGCGGCCGGGCATATCACGAAGCACCCATCCGGCCTTTGGAAGAAGGCGCGCATGATCGGCTACCAGGTCGACGAGCGCGAGGATTGGGTCGTGCAGGTCAGGACCCCCGGAGGCGCTGCGGGTAAGGCGATGGCGATGAGCGAGTTCGCGTCGGCCGACATATCCGGCAAGAAGCTCGGGGCGACGCTCGACCGCGTTTACGGCCCCCCGGGACGCATCCTCTGGGCCGCCTACGACGAGCGCGAGACTGCCTGGATTCGCACCATCGAGGACGCGGTAGCAGACGCGGCCGCAGAGATCGAAGGAGGCCGCTGATGGCACGCGGGCGGAGCGGTACCGTCAAGCTCTCCATCCAGTCGTCATACGACGATAGGGGCACCAAGCAGGCTGAGGCAGCACTGGCGCGGTTCCAGAAGCGGTCAGAGGCCGCTGATGGCTCACTGGCGATGACCTTCGCGCGCTCCTCGGTGCAGGCCGAGCAGTTCGGCCGCAAGATGCAGGGCCTCGGCGATTCGATTGCGCGGACCGGCGACAAGCTCACCCGTGGCGTGACACTCCCGCTCATCGCGACCGGTGGTGCAGCGGTCAACGCCGCCATCCAGTGGGAGAGCGCATTCGCTGGCGTCGAGAAGACCGTCGACGGCACCGCCGAGCAGATTGCGGCACTTGAGCAGGGCATCCGCGACATGGCTAAGACGCTCCCCACAAGCCGCGAGGAGATCGCAGGCGTGGCGGAGGCAGCAGGACAGCTTGGAGTCCAGACTGACAACGTGCTCGCGTTCACGCGCGTGATGGTCGATCTTGGTGAGTCCACCAACCTGTCAGCAACCGAGGCAGCCACCGCAATGGCACGCTTCGCAAACATCACGCAGATGTCCCAGGATGACTTCGACAAGCTCGGGTCAGCCGTGGTCGACCTCGGCAACAACATGGCAACCACCGAATCTGAGATCGTCGACATGGCTCTACGCCTGGCGGGGGCTGGCAAGCAGGTCGGGCTGAGCGAGTCAGAGATCCTTGGGCTGTCTGCCGCGCTGTCGTCAGTTGGGATAGAAGCCGAGGCAGGAGGCTCGGCGATCTCCAAGACGATGATCAACATCGCCGCTGATGTCGAGAAGGGCGGCCAAGGGCTCGCGAAGTGGGCGAAGACGGCTGGCATGAGCGTCGACCAGTTCGTAGCCGCATGGGAAGATGCACCAGCTGAAGCGCTCAACAGCGTCATCACCGGTCTGGCCGACATGGAGGCGCATGGAGGCTCTACGCTTGGGATGCTCGAGGAGCTCGGCATCACCGAGGTCCGTCAGCGTGACGCGCTCCTGCGCCTTGCGGGAGCTGGTGACATCCTGAGTGGCGCCATGAAGACATCGAACGATGCGTGGAGCGAGAACATCGCGCTCACGAATGAGGCCGAGAAGCGATATGCGACCACGGCGTCTCAGCTTGCAATCGCGAAGAACCGCGTGACCGACGCGGCCGTGTCGCTTGGAGAGGGCCTGGCTCCTGCGCTCATCGAAGCAGTCGGCGCAGCACAACCGCTCATCGAGTGGGCAACGAAGCAAGCTGATGCGTTCGCCGCGCTCGACGGGCAGCAGCAGCAGCAGATCGTGCAGTGGCTCGCTATTGCCGCGGCCGCCGGTCCAGCGCTATCCATCCTCGGGCGCATCGTATCGACAGTCGGTACCAGTATCGAAGTCTACGGCAAGCTCTCGGCAAGCCTGGCGGCGTACATCGCAAAGCGGCAGGCGGCAACGGCAGCAGACACGGCAGCTTCCGGAGCAGCAAAGGGCCTCGCGTCGTCATCCCTGCTCGTCCAGGGAGGGTACGTAGCAGCAGCGGCGGCTGTCGGTTACATGACCGGCCAGCTCATCAACCAGATCCCGGCCGTGAAGCGCAACGCCGAGGTGATGAGCGAACTCGCCGCCGAAGCCAACAGCGTGAGTCAGTACATGTCGCAAGCTGCGAGCGCGAAGAAGCCGTGGTGGGCGTACACCGGTGCGATCGGTTCCGCGATCTACGGCGCGCAGGTCGGCGGAGGCGCAGCTGGACTGGCGGCGGGCAAGGTGCCGCTGTTCGGCGCTGGCGGCGTCGTCGACCAGCCTGAGCTCGCGCTCATCGGCGAACGCGGATTCCCGGAGTACGCCATCACAACCGAACCGCTGTACCGCTCCCGTTCGCTCGACTTGTACGATCAGCTTGGGCGCGACCTCGGCGTGAGTAGCCGCTCCATCACCATCGCCCCCGGCGCGGTCGTCATCAATGGCGCGTCCGGCAACCCCTACGACATCGCAGCCGCCGTCGAGTCAGCCCTACAACGCGTCGTCCGGTCGGCGTCCATGATGGGAGCGTGACATGCAAGCGCCGTTCTATCTCACCTTCGGGTCGCTCGCAATCGAGGCAGGAAGCGGAGCGGGTCCTTACCACGTCATCTCCATGCGTCTGCCAGCACCAGACCCGGACGGCTTCGGCGACTGGCGCCCGGCACAGCGCGAGTTCCGCATCCGTGTTGATGGGGCGAATCCCGTGACGGTCGCGTCCAACGTCGCGGCTCTGCGCCAGTCGCTCGTACGCGGTGCGCCTGTGACGCTCCAGGTCGCGCCCACGACGGTCGCGCTGACCACTCGCATACGTGAATCGAGCGCCGTTGAATCCGAGTTCGACCCGCTCGAGCGTTCGGTGTCGACCGGGCCGAAGATGTACGTCACCGTCACGCTGACCACCGACCCTCATTGGCTTGCTCCCTTGCCCGCGTGGACGGTCATATCCTCACCCATCGCCGCGCCCTACCACTTCGACGTCCCCGCCGCTGGTGGCGAGGACGACGCGCTCCTGTCCGTGCGATTCATCCCGTCGATCGCCACGAGCGGCATCTACCTCGGCGGCTGGCCGAATCCAGCAGCTGGCTACGACTACCACGACAGCGTCTACTCAGGCTCGCTCTCCGTGGGCGCGACCTGGACGCGCGCGACCACCGGTGCTTCCGCCATCAACGCGCTCGCGAACCGGGGCCAGCATCTCCCGCTGCTGTATTCGTCGGGTTCCGGAATCCCGGCCAGCACCGCCATCCGAAGCGCCCTCCAGACGACCGGATACGCGTTCCCGACGGCGTATACCGACACCGGCCCCGCGCGGCTTTCCGATACGCTGGGGCGCGCTGTGGAGCTGGCGCGCGTGACCATCCCCGGCACGGCCATTCCAGAGGGAATCAACGGTTCCAGCTTCACGGTGACGCACTTCATCGAGTTCAATGACAGCACTCTCCCGACCATCTCCCCGACGGCGGTCGCCCGCATCCCGCTCGACTATGCCGCCCTCGCATATCGCGCAACGACCCAGGCCAACATCGGCATCGTCTACGACGGCGACACCGACACGGTGCATATCGGTGACGCGGACGGCATCGGTTACGCGGTCATGGCAGATGCCGACATCATCCGGCCGCTCCGTGCCTCTGCCGCTGCAACCACGCGCATCGTCTACGGCGTGACCGCCTCGGATTGGGCGACCTCACCGACCATCGGCTGGCTCGCATATCGCGTACGCCGCCGCTTCCTCTCCGCGACAGGGTGATGGCATGACCGTGACCTCAGACCCGCTCGTGGTGACCGTCACGCCCATCGGCGGAACCGAGCGCACGCTGCGACTGGACGGGCATCCGTCGTACTCGCGCGCACGCGGCATCGGCTGCGAGCAGGCGTCCATCCCCGTGGCGCGCGAGGAGCTCGAC